TAAAGCAAACGATCAGCTAATCCCACATCTCCTGTGTATCTAGACTTCAATACTCTTAGAACTGTTGTTCTTGCTTCTTCAGGATCGTCTGCTTGTTGGTTTCGTTCTAAGGCTATAACACAGTCACTCAACTGTGCTATGGATTGACTACCACGTAGATGACTAAGATTAACTTGTATTCCGTTCTCGTGACCTTTGTTGCCGTCAACTCGTCTAAGGTGTGACACCAAAACTAAACCAGCGCCAGTTTCTTCTACGATACTTCTGAGCCTAGTCATAATTGCATCAATAGCTCTACGCTCATCTCCCTCGTGGACTGCGCTAACTAACATATGTAAATGATCTACGACCACCCACTTACAACCGCAACCTACGATCATGTATCTAAGCTTAGAAAAGATTTCTTCGATAGAGTTAGTGCCAAAGTGTGCATGAATCCATACTCGATTCTCGTTTTCTCCGTTGTAAAGAATATCAAAGTATTTATTTATTTCTTCTTTGGAAAACTCTTCTAAGACTTGATCGATATACAGTCTTGCGTTAGCTTCGATAGATAAGATACCACTGATAGTTCTAGTAGGATCTTCTTCTAGGGATATGATACCTACATTATCGTCTGTTTCTTTTATAAGCCAGTGTTCTAGTTCACGAGTGACACTAGACTTACCTAGTCCTGTGCCACCTGTGAGAGTTACAAGTTCTCCTTGTCTCAAGCCATAGAGTTTCTTGTTTAATCCTGCATAAGGATAAGGAACACTCTTTTTCTTTTCTCTGTTGAAGAACTTTAATTTGTAATCTGATACATTTATGACACCTGCTGGTGTATATGTTTTAGCTGCCCACCAAACTTGATTGAACAGGTTGCCTTTGCTTGCAAACAACATATCGTTAGGATCGTTGAACTGTTCAGGCAAAGTCATTATCTTTGCTTTGCTTGGAGTAAATAGACGAGCAACCTTGCGAGAAGCTTCTCTGCCAGCCTTGTCATTGTCAAAGCAAACTACTACGTTATCAAAGCTTTCTAAAAACTCTAGGCTTTCTTTAACATCTTTGACTGCACCTGAAGCACCTCTCTTGATAGAGACTACTGCCCATTTAGAGCCAAGCATTTCGTAAGCAGCCATAGCATCACATTCACCCTCGACAAGTGTAATATACTTTCCGCCTTTACTAAACAGTTGCTCTCCAAACAAGCCACTGTCAGCAAAAGAACCATTGACTATAAATTTCTTAGCTACTCCATCTTGGCTTTTGTATCTGACCTTAGTAGCTACTAGCTGATTGCCAACATAATAAGGATAGATTTGTTCACTTGTGCTTTCAATAACCTTGACACCATACTTGATAGCTGTCTGCTTAGAGATCTTTCTGTCGGTTAGTTCTTTGAAGATTCCGTTCTTAGGAACTCTAAGCTTATTTTTGTGGTCTTTTATATTAGATACTTGTTGCTGTTGCTGTTGTTGTGGAGTGTTCTCACTTGCTTTATCATAATCAGAGAAATGTGCCTCGCAACTAAAGCAATGTGCTGATCCGTCTTTGTTCTTAGCTACTGGATCTGATCCACCACATTTAGGACAAGGCAGTTTGTATTCATCCCAGTTTGATTTGGTATGATCTGTCATGTTCATTGATACTCCTCTTTTAAGTATTGGTTTATTAAACTAAAACATATTAGGCATTGTTCATAGGATGTTTATACTCATCCCCCTAGGAATAATTTTCATCGGTTTTCTCTGGATCGCCTGTCGTTAATTCAGTCGGCATTTAACTTCCGAACCTATGTTTATTTTATGGCTAGTTTTTTTATGCTCTTGGAAAAACTAACAAAACCTCAATTATAATACGGCTCTGTGTTTATAAGGTCTATTGTTTTAAATACTTTGGCACAACATTCAATGCCCGACCTAACAGGAAATATTTAAGTGTCTTCCTCTTCGTTGACACACCGCTTATGCTATAATGATTAGTGGCTTTCATATAGAAGTGGTCGCCTAATCATTTTCTATCGGAAAAGCATCAGTCTCTTCGATGCTTGGCTCACCTTCATCATCAGCATTAACGATACCAACAATGCTGTTAGTAAAAGAAGCTAGTCCTGCGTTGACTTCTTCCAAGTCTAGAACAAGATTAACTTTCTTCTGGTTCAGACGTTGTATCCTACCAAAGATAGCTTGACCATCTTCAGGTAAGTCTTCAACGTATATTTGAACATCATCAATAGTGATATAAGGTTTTTGTTGCTGAGTTTCTTCATTCATTTTTTAGTTACCTCTGTTGTTATTAAAATTCATCGTCATCAAAATCACTGTCACTGCCTGTAAACTCTACGAGATTAAGAACTTTGACTTTCACTAAGTCAAGTCCTTTGTAGTGTCCAAACTCGTTGTCCACTTCCCATGCTCTATACTTAACTGAAACAGTTGAGCCATTTCCTACCATATCTTCAGTAGGCTCTCCGTTCTTGTCATAAAGTCTAGGCTTAACATTAGGTGTGCCATCTTTTCTACGATTAACTTTGCGTTTAATCAGCACTGCTCTACCATCGTAGTGATCAGAAGTTTTAGGAGATCCATCTCTTTTCATGGCAGTGCCATTGATAGTTGGAAATCCATTAGCTTCAAACTCATCTGCTGTTGTATCGTCTAACACTACTTCGATTTGATAGATAGGTTCAAAGGTTGTGTTTGGAACTGTGATACTTGCCCAGTAAGCTGTGCCAGTCACTTGTTGTATTTCTTGATTCATGTTATATATTTATCCTCTCTCTTTTTAGTTACTATTGTTTTAAAAGTTATGCCCGATTATACCACATCCTTGAATAGATTGCAAGCATTTTTTTCTTTTTGTTGGGTAAAAAAAATAAATAAAGAAAAGGAAGTTATTTATTCTAGTAAAGATGTTGGTTTTTTTCGAGCCTTTAGAAAAACCAACTTGAAAAACTAACCTGTTCAGGACAGAGTGGATCTTACCTAGTTGTTGTTGAAAAAAACTAAGAAAGAAAGTGGCAAGAGTCCACTGATTCTTGTAGTTGTTCCTTTTTATTTTATTATTATAATTACTCATCTACTATTATAAGACCTTATTAAGATCTTGTCAAGTTTTATTTTTGTAGTCGTGTGTTCAACTGCATCTGCGCAAACCTTGTAGAGGGTTTTGAACCCTCGAAGATATAAGTTGTGCCTCATATCAGCATCATTACTTAGTTTTCTAGTCAACTTTATTTCTTGATACTTTCTTTGACCGCTTGAATATACAAGTCAATGCAATCAAACACACTCCTACTCGTTCTTGAAGAATTTGTCAGTATAGAACTCGGTAGTCTATTCATACTCTCATCGCATTTTACCTTTCTTCTAGGCGCATTAGGCATAACTTGCTAATGCTCAAGTTTAAACTATCGTGTGGTCAAGTATCCTAGAAAGGCTTCTTTGTCTAGGCATTTGTATACTACCTGCGCTACTCGACCACACTAAATGATTAGCGTAGTACTCGGTTTAGTTCTCATCCTACTTTCATCTATAACCTTTTAGCTTTGAAAGGTTTTTATAATAGCTCGTGAGTCTAATCATTTTTAAACTGTCGTGTGATTAGGGTTAGAGGTTGCCTATTTTTATTCTAACCTTAGTATACTGCAACACCTAATCACACTTTAAACTTTGTCAAGGTTTTTCTACGCAACTGTTCAAAGGCAAGTGTATATACATACTTATTAGTAGTGATACTAAACCCATCATAAGCCACTACTTGTTCTTCATCTGTCTTTTCAAAATGTTTTATGAGATGTTCTAAGCTACCCCATTTCTTCTTTAAGATAGGATCATTCATACTAAGCTCGTTAAGAGGTCTAGCACTTAGGATAGATTTAATATAATCATTTATGATCTTGTTAAGATCTTTTCTTGATATTAATTTCTTTCCTTTTGTGTTGTAGTATTTTTGACCTAAGTTTAATCTTTGTTTATCATCTAATACTATTGGTATATTTGTTTTCATAATTATTATTATTATTATTAGTAAGGTGTTTTGTTTAGATCTTATTAAGGTGATTATATCATAAATCAAATCCAAAGTCAATACCCTAAGTTAAATTTAATTGTTGTTTTATTACAACAGTTATTTAGTATAGGTAGTTTTTTTTCATAGTTCAAATCATATAAGAAGTGATACCTACACTCCTTTTTATGTTTTTTATTTAACGATGACATTAGAATAAACATAAAATTCTTATGCGAAGTTTGTTGAGCAGTTTAGAATCTTACTCAGGATTTTAAAATTAATTTAGAGATCATCAAGAACTATAATTTTTGGATATTTTCTTTTAGCTTCTTCAAGAGACATCTCTCTTTCTAAAACTTCTTCAAAAAGCCTTATCATAGAACAGGTAGCATCTAAATATATTTTATTTGTTCTAAGGTCTTCTATAACAGAATACATTTTTTGTGTCATAATATTTCCTTTATAAATTATTTAAGTCTCTTACTCTAACATGCTTTTTTCTAAAAGTCAAGAACTTTTTTAAATTAATTGTTGTTTCAAAACAACACACCCTCAAACTTATCTTCAATATATT